TGATTGCAATAATTAAAGCTGGGTTTGCTAATTCACGGTCACGGTCATGTTCAGGGTCATGTTCACATTCATGGTCACGTTCACGTTCACGTTCACGAAGCAGATATTTATGATTGCAATAATTAAATTTGGGCTTGAGTGGCCAGTCTCATTTTCGCGTTCGCGAGCAAGGGCAGGAATATCCTCAAGGTCAGGTTCCTTGGCGTGGTCAGGAAAACGATCACGTTCCAGGTCATTTTCAAGGGCACTCTCGTGCTCATTTTCGTGCTCGTGGTCTCAGTCAAGAAATAGGTCTTCATGATTGCAATTCTTGGAATTGGGCTTGAACGCTCAATGGTATGGTCTCGCTCACGAGCACGATCTCGATCAATGTCAAAATCACTATCATGGTCACGAAGTAGGTCTTCATGATAGCAATAATTAAAGCTGGGTTTGATCAGTCAGGGTCACGTTCAGGGTCACGTTCACGAAGTAGTTCATGGTCATGGTCACGTTCATGGTCATGGTCACGTCTACATTCAAGAAGTAGGTCTTCATGATTGTAATAATTAAAGTTGGGTTTGATCGGCAACGGTCACGGTCAAGGAGTGGATAAATGAAAAAAAGTAAACCCGTATTAGAAAGAGGCATTAAAATTTATAGAAAACTTTTCATTTCGACGATGGAAAGAATTGAATCAATAACACACACCCCATTTTGTGATATTGACTCAAACTTGGAAGAGGCTTTTTGGATTGCTTCGGATTCAGATAACCTTTATGGAATTAGAAAAGCATATAGGTTGTTATGTGAGATTCACGATAATTTAACAATGGATAAATAAAAGGAAAATATGAAATACTTAATCTTTGCTTTACTACCTTTAATGCTGCCTAGCTGTGGTGGAAACGTTAGAAACTCAACCAATGCAGTACCTACAACGGTTCAACCGGCCATTAAATCAATGCAAGTTGGCCATCCCCTCGAAGTTAACCACATTTTAAATGATGCAATTTCTCTGGGCCGTTTGCACGAGTACAATAACGTACACTGGTATTTATACAATGGTACGCCTCTATTCGTATCGATAGTTACGAGTAACTACCATTATCAGTTGAGGGTAATGTGATTTTAACAATCGTAATTGTTTTCATTTTATTAACCATACATCGATGTGGTAAACAATTACGTAAATGTAAAACCTACGAGATTTATACAGTTCGTTCAAAGAAGAGAAAGGTATGATTGATTTCCACCAGACGTATAAAGATATTGAAACTGGAGAGCTAGTAACTTTTAGAAGAGTTGGGCCAGGTATGTATTGCTCGTCAAAAGACGGTAAGGCAATTACTGTTATTGCGCTCAATAAAAGATACAAGTGGGTGTCTGAAAAGGATATTCCAAAACGTCTAGGACATTGGGAAACTAATATCAATGGGTTTAGAGTGTGGCATAGTAAGAAGAAGTTAAAATAACCACGATAGGCAAATTTTTTGTGGGAGTCACTTGTTTGGGTGTGCCTATCCACCTAAAAATTTAAGGATGTTATGGAATCATTTGCTGTAGTCATTATGTTATTGGTGATTGGTTTTCTTGGGCACTATCTATCAAGGAGAAATTAGTGACAATATATACAAAGAAGCAGTTAGTTGATGAGGTATTAAATATCTCGGATAGCATAACACTTCAAAGTATTATCATCAAAACTATTGATGCGGCCAAGTCCAAGTATGTCATCGATGGACTTTCTGGTATTATACTTAATACTGATAGGTTAGGTAAGGGCCATCCAGTCTTTGAGCTTAACAAGGGCAGAGTTTTACCAGAGTACATAGTGGAAAGATTTATTGATTCAGAGATTCACGATTATACTAAGGCCATCATAGAGCATGTCGATGGTAATACTGGTAATGTGCTTCAGGCCCGGGACATTCTTCTACATGTTGTTTCGTTGTGTGAAAAGCTTCCCTACTTTTATAAAGGCGGTAAAGTATGTATAACCGCAAAGCGTGAGGCCGGATATATTTTGTGCCTCGCTGGATATACGAATAGAAGTACTTTTTGTAAGACGAGAAAAATCACTTCGAAGGGTTGGTCAAAAACTACGGGCTTTGGGCGTTTAACAGTTGATGAGCGTGTGAAAGTTGTGGTTGATTATGTACGTTACGCTAGAATATCTATTGTGGAGAATCAAAAATCTCGTGCTTTAGATCTCTTAAGTAAAAACAAATATGATTATTTAGTATGATGTGGGAAATTGCTATTGAGATTGGGAAGCGTGAAGCTAAAATTTACGCAGATAGAAAATCAAATAATTCTAATTCTATTGACTGGTGTTTTGCGTTTAATGGATACTTTGACGGGTACATGCAAAGCAAAGGAGAGATTGAATCTCTTCGTAAAATTAATGAGCGTCTTCAACCCAGTAAAGACATCGAAGTTAATAAAAAAGTTTTGGATGACTTAATTTAATCTTGGATTATTGTGACAATTTTTCGTAGGCCTAGAAAGCATCAGCAAGAAGCTATAACTTTTCATGAAAGCAGTCCAATGTTAGGAACTATGCTGTGGCATGGGATGGGCCTTGGAAAAACTCTTTCAACTTTATGGATAGCAAGAAATCATCTTTCGAAACTCCGAGTGGGTCTGACTAATCCAAAGTTTGTAGTTATAGTCCCTAAGTCTGCAATCCCTACATGGAAGCGTGAATGTTTTGAGCAAGCACCTGACCTATTACAGTCAATGGTTATATATCCCTACTCCCAACTACATAATGCAATCAAGTCTTTGAAGTACATCGACGTTAGATTATTAATACTCGATGAGAGTCACTATCTTAAGTCTCCTGATACGGGTCGTATAAAGCACTTAGCTGAATTTCTAATTGAGATGAGTAAGGTAACTGGTAAGTTTGAGTTGGGGCGTATTATAAGCCTTACAGGTACTCCCATGCCCAATGGTGCTCATGAGTTATTCACTTCGTGGGCAATGTGCTGCGCCCCTAACTTACGTGAGGCCGTAAATAGGCTTTTAGACCCTGAAAGGTACTTAAAGTGGAAGACTACATTTTCACAGAAAAAAGAAAAGAAATGGAGTGTTGGTAAAGGCAAAGCAAAGCGCAGCAAGTTTGGTAATACCTGGGAAGGTGTGGCAAATGAGGGTATGCTGGGCGAATTGTTGGCACCTTTTGTGCATTATAGACGAGTTGAAGACTGTATTGACCTTCCTGAAAAAGAAGAGATATGCATAGACTTGGGGCTTCCTGATGATAAGCTTTTGGCAAATGCCAACATTGAAGAGCCTGAAGCTTATATGGCCCTTCTGGAGAGGCTTTCACGGGCAAAGCTTCCTTACCTCATGGATTGGGTAGACGACTACCTAGGCACGAAGCAAGGGCAATTAGTGGTGTTTAGTAACTACCGTTATCCTATCGAAGAACTTGCAAAAAAGTACCCTAAAGATGTTCGTATGATTACGGGTTCAGAAAAAGCACATGACAGGGCAATCAATCTTAAAGACTTTCAGGAAGGTAATTACCGTGTTCTTGCAATGACTTATAAATGTGGGTCAGAATCCTTAAACTTGCAAAACTGTTCAGTATCCCTTTATCATGGCTACCCATGGACACCTGGCACAGTTCAACAAGCTATGGCACGAACTTTCCGCTCTGGCCAAAACAAACGGACACTTCACTATTTCCTGACTAGTGGTATGAATGACCAGCGAATACTAGGGATAATTCGAAGAAAAGAGGATGCTATAACATCGGTGGAGAATCTTTTATCTGTGCCAAATCCACATGTTAATTTAAAGCTTGACCCTTTAGTTTAATGCTTTTAAGCTTCTAGAACCTTTGAGGGGAAAAAATGCAAAAACAAACAAAACCACGTATCCACGAAGGTCTACTTACGTTTAAACGTCCAAGTGACCACAGTACCTTTTCACCATCCTCGGCAGAGCGTTGGCTAGGCGGTTGCGCCTACTCATTGCAAGCATCGAAGGATATTCCTAATGAGACATCGACATATTCTGAAGAAGGAACTGTAGCGCACAGTGTATGTGAAGCGGTATTTCGACAAGAATTTTTCATGGTTCCTTTCCCTTCCGAACTATCCATGGCCATGATGAAATACGACAGTCAGGAGATGATGGAATGTGCTTATCAGTATGTTGAAGTAGTATCTTATTGGCTTAAAAACAAAGATCAAATTGGTGATGTAATCCACTATGGCCTTGAAATGGGAATTCCTGTTTTCCCTGAAGAGGGATGCTTTGGTACGGGTGACTGTATAATTATAGGCACTAAGTCAGCAGTGGTTATTGATTTTAAATATGGCAAAGGTAAATCGGTTAACGCTAATACTACACAACTTAAAGTATATGCAGCAGGTATCGCTCGGCATTTACTTGATGTGCCTCAAGACTATAAGATCTTCACTGTCATTCACCAACCAAGAATAGGCCAAGAATTTAAAGAGCACTCTTGGACAATGCCGGAACTTAACGAGTGTTTAGGTGATATATGGAAAGCAATTCAAGAATCTAAGCGAAGTGATTTACAACCCATCGAAGGTAATCATTGTTTTTGGTGCCCGGCCTCAAGGACTAAAGACGTTAAGCTCATGTGTTCAGTTAAAAAAGAAAGACCACTAAGATTAGCGAAAGAAAATTTTTCTCAGTTCATGTCAGATATGAATACTAAGAGTGGCCAGGAAGTTTCCAGTATTGCTAGGGATAATGCGATATTGAAGATCATGGCACTAATGCCACTTATGAAGAAAGTATCTGAAGATGGAGAAGAAGAGTTTTTAATGCGCCTACAGTCTGGGGAAGCTATACCTGGATGTAGAGTAGTTGAGCAATATGGCCGTAGAACTCTTAATGCGGATACTGATAAAGACATCGAGGAACTAATAAAATCTAAGTTCCCTAAAGTTAATGTTTGGAAAGTAATTCCAGAATCTAAAAAGATTCGAACTGTTACAGAGCTTGAAAAAGAGTTAGGGAAAAATAAGTTAGACCCGATATGCATTAAAAAAGTTTCTAAAAAACTAGACATCATGGACGATAAAGTACGTGCAATTCTTGGCGAGATGAGCACTTATGCATCGATGATTCAAAACAACAACATAGGAGATCTTGTATGACAATGACAGCAGACCAAGAAAAGGCTTTTTTTAGGGCCGCACAATTTACTTTTAAGGGTAGGATTTTTCATCCTGCACTATTAGCACCTAAGCCTAATAAAGAAGGAACTAAGATTAACTATAACGTTATGTTCGCTTTTAAGCCTGGAGAAAACGCTGAAGTTTTAGCGAAGCTAAACGAATTCTTAACTACCGTTTACAACACATGGTATCCAACAGTTCCAATGCAGTTTTTTGTTAACCCACTTAAGAAGTTTGAGACTTACCAAAGGATGAACGGTCAACCAAATGCAGAATACCTTCGAGGTCATTATTGGTTTAATGCGGCAACAGGAATTGCAGTTCCTCCTCAAGTAGTTAAGCAGGGCCCTATGGGAACTTTTATAGCGTTGACTGAAATGGATGAAGCTGAATGTTACTCTGGAAGAAACGCAGTTACCCAAGTTTCTTTCTACAAGATAAAAGAGAAAAAGCAAGGACTAAGCACAAATGTAAATGCGGTCTTACTTCTTGAAGGTGGAGACAAAGAAGCTGGATTTGCACAAATGAATCCTGCTGAAGTTTTTGGAAGTTTTGTTACTGACTCTCGCCCAGCACAGGGATTTGGTGGGCCACAGCAGCCACAGAATGCGCCTGCACAGGGCACTAACAACAATTACCAGTACCCATTGCCACAACAGCCACAGAATGCGCCTGCACAGGGCACTAACAACAATTACCAGTACCCATTGCCACAACAGCCACAACAGCCAATTCCTAATCAGTATGTGCCACAGCAGCAACAACAGTATCCCACTCAACCAGTAAACCCTGGATTCGTTTAATATAAAGGAGAATCTCAATGTATAAGTTAAGTGTAGAATTCAAATCAATCGAAGAACTCGGAGAATTTATAACTAAGGTTGGAGGAAATGTAATTTCTGGCCATGTTGCATTTGAACCTCCGATGGCAGAAAAACCAGAAGTTATTAAAAAAGCTACTGTCCAGGGTTTGACTCCTGCTGAAAAAGCTAAAGCGACTAGAGAGCGCAAGAAAATTGAAGCTGAAGTAATTGAAGAAGAAGAAATGGAAGAAATAGAAAGTCCATATTCTAAAACTTCTTCAAAAGCACCTGCTTTAAACCGTGAAGCTGCAATTGCAGAGGCCTCTTCTTTAGTTCAAGTACTACGAACTAAGGGACTAAATGATTCTCAAATCATGCCAGAAATCCATTCGGTGTTTGATCTTATTGGTGCTGCTAAGAATCTTCGCATCAGTGAGCTTGATGATTCTATGCTAAGCGAATTCCTTCCGCTTTTCTCTCATAAAGTTGGGATGATTACGGGCAAGAATAAAGCCGCTCCCGTTGGTTCGTTTATCTAACTAATTTTTGGGCAAAGAAATCTATTTGCCCAATTTAAACAAGGAATTATATGGATACCCCGATATTGTCGGAGCATGTTGGTATTGAAGACGATGCAATGTCTGAAATGTTAAACCAATTAGTAGAATCTTTATCTATAATCGATTCGAATATTATAAAACTTATTGAGCTTCTCCCATGTAAACAACTCCAACTAATTAACATGGACGTTGAGAGCATTTTTATTCACCTTGAGGACCTCAAAGAAAATGGGCCGCAACCATGTTTTCTAGACATCCCACTCGTCGATTCTGAAATGCCAGATGAAAGCTTAAAGTGAATCTAATTGATTTCATTTTTGATTTTGAAACCCGTAGCAGAATTCACTTAAGAAATCAGGGGGTCGTGGTTTATGCCACGGACCCCTCAACCGAAGCCACTTTACTCACCTACTGTTTTGGAAGAACTGGCCATATCAAGGTATGGAGAAAAGGCAATCCCATACCTCTTGACATTCTGGACGTGGCATATAACCCAGAGAAGTATAGATTCGTAGCTCAAAACATAGCGTTTGATTATCTCATTTGGACAATATCTTTTGCTAGATTAATCCCAAGGCTTAGAAAACCAGAAATTGAGCGCATAGAAGATCTAATGGGATTGTCCTGCAATTTTAGAACTGGTGCTTCCCTCGAATCAATAGCAGCAATGCTCAACCTAAACTTATCTAAAGATAAGCTAGGGCGACAGTTGATGCTAAAGTCTTGTTCACCAAGGTCTAATGGGGAATTCTATGAGCTAACAGAGGAAGAGTACGGACACTTCGAGAGGTATGGTAAGATGGATACGCAGATTTTGCGTGAAGCATATTACCGTCTGCCTTCTCTACCTGAAGGCGAAAGATGGGCATGGGAGTGGACGTTTAAAAGAAACCTTCGAGGTATTCGCATTGATGAGAATCTCTTAGCGGAACTAATCTCAATAGTGGAAGAGGCAATGCCAAAAGCCGTCGAAGAGTTTAATTTTCTTGTTGGGTATAAGTGCAAGATTGGTTCGCCCACTACTTGCAAAGCTTTCTTTGAGCAGTACTACCCAGGTATCACAGGTATGGGCGCGGATATTGTGAGAGATATGTTGGTATCTGGCCATGAAGTACCGTGGCAAGTTAAGAGAGCACTCGAAATTAAATCCCTTGTAGGTTCAACTTCAATTGCAAAATTAAAAACAGCACAACTACAAAAATATTCTGGGCGCATATATGCAATTCTTGCTTTTAGCTTTGCCCAAACAAAGCGTTGGGCCGGTAGAGGGATTCAAATACATAACTTCCCTAGAGTGGATAACAAGAAATCAGACCCCCTAGACTTCGATATGGATGTCCATGACCTCGCATCCGTTATACGACAAAAAAGGGCAAACCTTAAAGACCCAATAGGATTTGTGAAAAACCTACTTCGAAGGATATGGATACCGTCAGAAGGTAAAACATTTTACTGTGGAGACTTCGCAAAAGTTGAACCCACTGTTTTATTTTGGCTAACCGGAATGGGTACTATACCCAGTAAGTGGTATGAGGAAATGGCAGCAGAAATCTATGGCAAGCGCATTGATGAGATAGGTAAAGAATCAGAAGAAAGACAAATTGGTAAGATGGCAAACTTATCCTGTCAGTATGGCACTGGATGGGAAGGCTTTAGAGATGCAGTTAAAAAAGATACCGGCATAGTGCTTTCTGAAGAAATGGCAAAGCAAGTTATAAATGCATACCGTAGAAAAAACTCTTTAGTTGTAAATTTTTGGGATGATCTAGCTAAGTCATTTAGAAGGGCCATTTACGGGGAAACTACAAAGCTAAGTAACGGCATGATTTATGTTATGCCTATGCCCTCCCCATGGAAAGGTGTTCAAATACGATTACCGTCGGGGAACTATCTTTATTACCACAAGGCAAGAGAATCAATTCAAGAATATCAAGAAGAGATTTCTGAAATAAGAAATGGTGAGACATACACGTACACAGTAACTAGAACCCGAAAAGCATTGTCATACCTGGCCGATCAAGGTGCAGGTAGAGTTGCATGGGACTATGTGTATGGTGGTAAATTGACCGAGAATGTTGTTTCAACAACAAGCCGAGACATACTTATCCCATCGATGTTCAGGCTAGAGAGGGCCGGATTTGACGTTTTAAATTCTGTCCATGACGAGATATGGGCAGAAGCAGAAAGCGGGAGAGAAGAAGAATTTAAACGCCTGATGTGCATACAACCTTCATGGTGTGACATGGACATTAGTGCAGAAGTAAAATCGGGGAAGAGGTATTTAAAATGACACGGCATGAACAAGAAATTTTTTACTCAAAGGTTGCTAGGGCATTGACCGAAGCAAGAAAAAACGCAAGCATGGACATCCCCAGGTTAGTAAAACTATCAGGGGAACAATACAAAACTATTCAAAGTATTGAATCAGGTAAAGGGTGCTCATTCCATCACATAGTTTGGATGAGAAGTATTTTTAACATTGATGTTAACAGCATTTTCATGGATTTAGAGGGAAACAATGACAAAAAAGAAATTAAAGACAGTCTTATCTAAGAAAAAGCCCAGAGTTAATGGTATTAATAAAGGAAAGAGCTATGAGAGAGAAGTCGCGAATGAGATTGGACACATATTTCCTCAAGCGCAAAGAAACCTAGAATATCAGGCCGGTGATTTACAAGGGCATGACATTTCGGGGACCGATAGATTTAAAATACAGTGCAAGTTTCGTCAAAACTATGTGCCAATTAATACAATTAGAGAAGTTGAATTAAAAAACATCGGTGATATTCCAGTTCTTGTAACGAAGGGTAATCACCGTGAGGCCATGGCCGTACTTCCGTGGAAGAAGTTTGTCACCCTTCTAGAAATTGTGTACGGCCTTGAGCTTCCTTTCCCTCTACCTACGGATTTATATCATAATCCCTTAGAGGAATTTGGAATTAGGAGAAAAAGTATTAGTTTTAATAATTTAGATTCATTAATTTAAACTGCCAAAGGTGACACTCATGCAGGACATTCAAGCAATACGTTTTGTGAACGGTACTAAGATTACTCACGACTATGAAGGTAAAGGCATTAATAGCTATAGCTATTCGCACCTATGTAACCTTGGCGTTCCTTCGATAGGTATTCCAGCGAAGCAAAATAGATTCTTAATCATCGATGTTGATGTAGTTTCTACTCAGCATAAGCATGATGGCCGTGAATGGTGGTGGAACTTTCTAACAGAAAATGGGATACCCACAACATACGCAGTAAAAACTCCTAGCGGTGGATTTCATTTCTATTACAAAATCCCAGAGTCAGTTAATGTTGACACGTTTTCACCTCCAGGGAAACTTGCCGATGGAGTAGATGTTAAGTGGAATGGTTGGGTAGGAAGCCCTCCAACAGCAGGCTACACAAAAATATCAAGGGATATTTACGATATGGAATTTGCTCCTCCATCGCTAATGATGGAGCTTGCTAGAAAAGCTAATAGCAAAGAAGTTAAAACCTTCGACTATGGTAATTCCCCCAAGCCGCTAAACTTGTACAAAGACTTTTCTAAGGAGCAGATAGCGCATATTAGGAAAGGGATTCAATGGATACAACAAAACGCAACATTAAGCAGAGAAGAATGGCGTAATGGTATCTTTGCACTTAGGTCAGGGATTAGTGACCTAACGCTATTGGAAGAGCTTGTACATAAGTGGTCTAATAATAAGGCATATAAACCAGGAGATGAACAACTAGCTTTTGGTATGGCAATGGATGCGGATAGGCATGGATCTATAGGGCCAGGGACTATTATCTCGATCATTAAAGAAACTCAACAAAAAGCTGGAGCAATCGAAGCGGTTACGAATGACACCTATATCGAAACGATAGAAAAAGCAAAAGTAAAAACAACCATTAATAAGGATGGAACTCAAAAAGTTGAACCCTCCGAAACAAATGCCGCTGCTTTATTAGGTGCTTTATTTCCCAAAGAAATCTTATACCAAGATGCTAGAAGAAGGATGTACGTTTTTAGAGGTAAACCACAAAGCGACACAGACCTAGTTAATAAAATCATTCCATACATACAGAGTTCCTCCACTGGCCTTGGGATGGAAAAATTCAGAGGTCCCTCAATTGCAAAAGGTCTTGATATTCTCATGGCCTCAAGACAGATTGACCCCCACGTCGAATATCTTAAGGGAGTAATATGGGATGGCAAAAAAAGGATAGCAAACTTTTTTGAGCAATATCTTGGAGTACAGGATTCAGAATATATTAGAATTGTAAGTACTAACTTTTGGACCTCCCTGGCCGCGAGAGGTTTAGTTCCTGGTAGTAAAGTAGATTCAATCGTAGTCATAGAAGGTCATGAAGGTATTGCAAAGTCCTCTTTGATAGAGGCAATTGGTGGTGAGTACACTTTTGCCCCGTCAAAACGGGACGCATTTAGGGACTTGGAAAGCCTAAGGTCTATGCACCAATCAATCATAGTAGAACTCCCAGAAATGCTAGGAGTGGTCGGAGAGCAATCCGAAATCGTTAAAGGCTTCCTCTCAAGCCCCTTCGACTATATGAGAGATCTTTTTGCTAAGGTCTCTACTAACAGGAAGAGAGGTTTTATTCTGGTAGGCACAACGAATTCCTATAAATATCTCACTGCCTCAATGGGACAAAGAAGATTCTGGCCAGTGAAAATTCCAAGGCACGTTAGGTCTATAAATATTGGAAAGCTCAAGTCCGAAAGAGATCAGCTTTTTGCCGAGGCCGTTCAGATGTTTAATGATGGACATCCATATTGGTACATGCCGGAAAATCTTCTAGATGCAATAGTGGAAACTAGAGTTGTTCACGAACCCCTTGTGGCACCAATAAGAGATATGCTGCTAACACTTCCCTCTATTTTTACAAACACCGACGTTTATAAAAGATTAGAATCAAATGCGATTATTCCCAGAGGTATGTCTGCATCGATAATATCAAGAATTGAGCACTCTCTTAAAAGGTCAGGATGCGAATATATAGAAGACGGTTTTGGCAAAGATCACTGGAAGCGTATAGAGGAAGTTATGCCTGAAAATGAGATGATCGAAATGGATAGATTGATTTAAGGACAGGGTATTGATTGATTTAACGACCGAGGATAGACAGTAGCAATTAACTTTGAGGGAAACTTCTAGATTGTATACCCCCGGTCACTTGGGACTTTACTAATAAGATTTCGAAGTGACAATAGTATATGTAAGATAAATTACCAACTAGCAGGCAAGTCCTGCCAAGGGTTTTTTGACATGAATTACGTACCAGTCTAGGGTGTGCCCGTAAGTCAAAAGCGGACTCCTTTAAGCTTGTCCGATGGCGCAAGTAAACTCTAGACGGCCATCACCTTTTACACTGGAAATGTAGGTGCTCTGTCTTGACCACCTTACCACCCCGAACTATCGAAGGTTCGAATATTACCTCTCTCTCACTTCCATCAGAAAAAGATATAGCACCAATGCTTAAGTGCTCATTGATTACACCAACCAAAAAAGTTATATCCTCAGTAGACCACCCTCTTACGCTTATATCAAACGCTCTGCCCTCAGAGTGGGTTTTAGATACCGAAATTCCCTTAATCCCAGGTCGGATAATCGAAGTAAAGACAATGGGCAAACCGTAGGTATCACAATGGGACATGAGATAATCAGCGATGGTCAGAAGATGTGGACTAACTTTATCCCAGTCGCCACTATCCACCCCGTCTTTATGCACATAAGTTTTAAGCATCGATATAGTTTGAGATTTCATTTCTTGCCTTCTAGCTTTTTAAGGACACTTTGCCATAACCGTTTTTCTTTATCCGTCTTTGAGTTGAAAATGTTTTGGTGAATTCTATCTAAGCTAATGGCCTTCGGTCTCTTTAGCTTCTTACCGTTCATCTTGGAGTACCGCGTGGTCTATACTCTTAAGAAGATTAGCTTTATCCTGATTAGATATTTTCAGGAATTGAACAAACCTTCGAAGCTCTGTCCACTTACTCTTCGACATACAAGCAAACTCTGAAAACTTTGGTTCATAACAATAAACTATAGTTTCATCTTCACTTACAATGGCTTCGATATAATGGTTTGCACGATGGGCATTAGGGTCAAACTTGGGTCGGTTAGTAACACAACTGCTACTTACGAAAGCTATCGTTAATATCTTTAGCAGCCTGGGCAGTCTCTTTAACGGTTTGTACATTTGCAAATCCCTTGTCAAGCCTTTCAATCCCTAGCCGAATATCTTTTTCTGTAATCCCTAACTTGACTCTCTTGTCAATAACCTGCACGAACTGAACCACATACTTAAAATTCTGTAGTATGAGCATTATTATTGACCCGAAATTCATGATTACTTCTTAGAAAACTTACTAAGGAATTCAATTATTCCCTTAAGAGCTTTCTCTGGTTGCTCACCAGGAATGACCAAAGCAATTGCCATAACTGCAGTAAGTAGGGCCACAAGAAGCGTTATGTACATCGGCAAATCTTCAATTATCTTTAAAAAAACTTCCATATAAACTCCATGTTATGTACCACTCACTATTCCATATTCTACGATATTCAAAATAGAAGTCAAGTGGTGCGTTATGAAAAAATCTTGTTAAAAATAAATGAGGATACGGAACCTATAATTGCCCCGAAGGTTGCCACCTTAATCTTAAGGGTAAGCATCTCCTCCTGTATTCTCTTAACGTCGGCCTTAATTTCTTTAAGCTCTGCCATTAAGAAATACCTCCACTCCCTATCGTTATCTATGTCCATAAAAAACTCCTTTAAGAGACTTTATAAAGCATGTTGTGCTGGTTATCCCACGCCTCTTTCTCATAGTTAATATGCATATAAGCATCGAAGTGGGAAAACCCCGAACATCGATGCTTATAGTATTCCCTAAAGTATCTGTAATAAAAAGCAAAACACCCATCACGTTTAATTTGATCTAGATGAATCCGCTCATGATTCACAAGAACCATGGATGGGTTTTTATCAACGTATAACACCCATTTCCAGAGTGTTATACCATTGATGTTAAAAAGTTTAAGCCAGGGTGCGTACATGCCTAGTATTGACCTTGGCACGTAATAACGCCTGTGGTGTCAATTGTTGCACCATTGTCTCGGCGTACTGTTGCAAATACGATTGAGCTGCAAGAGCTACACTGCATAGTCTCGTTAAGCAATGCTTGTATAGTCGCATTTGCAAAAGCGTTCGCAGTACATTTTAATTTTGAGTATGTCTTTGCAACATTAAAAGTATAGTTCCCTCCGCTTGCCCTTGTTATGCTTGTAACCGCGTTACCAATTTGATCGAGGTAAGAACATGGAGAAGCAGAACATACAGTTGTTGCATTTGTTGTTCCGTAACTAGCGCTAAATATTTCAAGATTGGAAGAAGCACCTGGAGTTATTGAGACACCTCGACTCTGAATAATTTGCTGACTAACAAATGAAGACTGAGTGTCTACAGTGCCTTTGCTACAAACCACCGACACTGGTTTTTGATGAAGGGAAGTCCCGTCAAATACAGGCTTAAATTTAAGCGTCGTATTCGTCGAAACAACTGCCCGAACTGAAGACCCAGAAGAGTCATCTGTAACGTTAATAGCGCAATTCATACCTTGAGTTAATATTGAAGAGTTGTAAGTACAAGTCCACTCATTAGAAGCGTACACGCAGTTACCATTTACAATATCAAAGTTCTCATTGCTCACAACGCCGGCCGAACTTACCTGCCACGAGAAGTTTGTGGCGCAAAGGCGAGGATCAGAGCATTTTGTAGTGAAGGCTCCGGTGTCACCATCTAAAACGGGAACCGAATAATTGAGCGTCCATTTGGCAGAGCTTCCTATAAAAGCACTTACGTTGACAGGCGCAGTCATCGCGGCATTGTTAAAAGTGCCGGCCATGTAAACTCTGTCTGTTGCGGTGCCTGTAGCCGTAACAATGTTACCTAAAGAACTTGCACCATTCGTGCTGTATCGACCTACAACATCACCTGAGGCGCCCGTGTTGTTAGTATTAATAATTCTTGAAGTGTCGATAGTGTAGCCGGTCGGAAGAAGCATCGCCCCAAGTGTCGCTGCGACTGTCCCTCCAGTAAAAGCACATTGTACGTGAAGTGTTGAACCATCCTGCCTGTACTTGCATGGAGTAGAACCACTTCCAGTCATGGTTCCCTGTCCAAAAAGGGTAGTGTCTGCCGTGAACGCTCCAAAGTTTGTCCAGTTAACATTCTTTGGACCAAAAGCCGTGTCCGATCTATCACCGACGTAAGCGTCATCTACGAGGTATGTAATCGCAGTCGCACCGATAAGTTCAACACCTGTAGAGGTGCCACCAAACAAAGGAAACACTGTTAGCTTTTGAGGTGCTCCGAAGTTTGTATAGTTCATACATCCGTTTTCAACCGATGCAGAGGAGACAGAAGTTCCGTTAATCAATGGACACAACCAAACGTTTCCAAGAGTCGATGAAGTTTGGAACCAAATGGAACCCTCTGCATTGTTGCCAGACTTCGCGGTAGCATAAAGAGAAGACGCTTGTTTGAAAGTCCACGCGCCCGTTGAGGTATTAGTTAAAGATCTTAGCCCATCATGTAGGTTTGTAGATGATGAAGCAGGTGTACCCCCACCTGTAATGGTCCAGCTAGTCGCAAGAGAAGTATGCTCGAAGCTAGGATTCGCTAAAAGGTTTTTATTTCCCATCTCAACTAAAAACTTCTTAGCCGCTGTTTCAGTCAAAAGATTATTTGGAACCTGGATCTCTTCCAGTGGAGTTGATGATATAGCTTGTGACTTAGCCGAGACTACTCCACCATACTCAACCCAAGCAGCCCCACTATAATAGTTTGGCTTCGTCGTCGACGTATTATAAACAACAAGGCCAGTCGCAGGTGAAGCTATCGCATCCCTTTGAGCAGTAGTCATTCGAGGCGGAAGAAGTCCACGAGTTGTTGAAGTTAGATCAAGTAAAGCAGAACTATCTTCTATAGAATTGTTAATAGCCAATGATCCGCTTGCAAATAGACGCATCTTTTCGGTCGCACCACCACCGTTTGCTGTTTGGACGAAGAAATCACCTTTATTATCAGCACCGCCTCGCAAGAAACCTAACCGCCCCAAAGTTGTTGGCCCAATGGCGTTATCAGCTACCGTGAATTGTAACCTAGACCCAAAGCCATCAACCATATCGTTTACTGTCGTTCGATTAATGTTAAATACCGTTCCAGTTGTGCTTGTTGCGGCTGTACTGGCCACCGTAGTAAGTGAAACAGCGTCAGTGCCAGTTGATATGGCCACTCCACCAGTACCGTTTGGAGCAAGGTTAATAGCCCCGTTTGCGTCGGTAGAAATAACAGTATTCGCAGATGCCTTAATGTTACCTGCTTGTACGCTCGTAAAGCTTGGCGTCTCTCCGACATACCCGGCCCAAGAATTGACGGCAATAATGCACGAAAGTAAAAGTAAAATTCTATTCATATTTGAACTCCTTAAATAAAGAACCAGTCAGTGTTGTTATTAAAAATCTTAAGTCCTTGATGAACTGAGCTTGTAACAAAATCAGCAGCAGCGAATTCTATCTTCTCAGCCGCTGCTCTTAGTATTGTTACGTTACCCCCATCAACTATTTTAACCTCGATGTCACCTTGTCCAGATAACACAGCAGGTAATTGCATGTTAATTGAATTGGATACTAGATACCTTTTATTGTACTCAGCAGTAAAGTTTGCTGTTTTTGTTTCTTGGGTTAGTGGGGATAGTGCTGAAACTCTTTGAGCAAGCTCGTCCAGCCCCTCCAAAGCTCCTGTAGGTGCCACAACCCAGTTTCCGGCCACATCAGGTACATAGGCAAGGTCGCCCGTTGAATCCCACTGAATCAGTTTTAGCGCGTCGGATGTTACCGATTTATCCGCAATAAACTTTAACTTAATCCTAGACATAGTAGTTCCTCATTTTATCATCGGCGTTTGCCGGTAAAGGAAAGAGGGAGCCTAGGCCCCCTCAATTTAAATATTAAACGTAGCTGTAACGAATAGCTAATTTATCACCACTAATAAGCGCAGACAATCCAGCAGTAGCAAGATCAGCAAGAAAACTAATTCTTGTTACACCAGCAACACCACCAGTTAAAGCGATTGAGTAATCAACTGCTTTCTCCTGTATAGGTCCGCCTAGGACGAACATACTGATTGAAGCAGCAGAAACACCAGCATTGGCCAGGTCTTTATACTGGTTAGTAATGTCAGTGCCATTAAGAACTAGAAGCTCCTCAACGTGATTTACTAACGTTGGAGCAGCTTTTTTAACAAAAACGATAGGGTCAGTGTTAAGAGTAGCAGGAGAAGAAGTTGTTACATAAATTTCACCAACACTAGAACCAAACTGAACTACTGTGTATGCCCCAGGAATTTCTGAAACAAGGTCCATATCTAATGAACGAGTCCAAGTAGTTGGGTCTGCCGCTGTTACAGCGATGTAGATACCGTTTTTTTCTGAAGCTGTTTGACCAGCAAGTAGAACTCTTTGTCCATTAGTAATGGTATGTGCTCCAACTGGGTTAGGGTTAACAGCAGCAGCAAGATCAATATCAATTAGGGAAACGGTTGCTACCGCTGCCTTAGGCTTCTCAGCTTGGAATAAAGAAACAACTTGAGAGTAACGAACTAAATCGTTAGCAACCGCTGCGTCAGCATTAACTTGAGGTACAGAAGCGAACTCAATAACATCTGAAGCATTAACTTTCATAGTGTTAATGTCAGCACTGTCAGCAGCATTACGACCACGAATGTACGAATTGTTTTCTAATAGAATTTTCGTAGCTCCAACTTGGTCGTTGCCTAAAAACTTTTTCTTTAACTGGGCCATTTAATCCTCCTAGGATTGTATTACTTTATGGGACAATAAAAGCTAATCCGGCCATCACGGCCAGAGCTTGTTTAAATTCTGTTCTCTTCTCTGTAGTAGAAACATCTCTCAATCGTATTATTTCTCTCGCTTGAAATGCAGTCATTTACTACCTCCTATATTTTATACACCACTACAAAGCTATCTCCAGCTTCAGCAATTGTTTCATAACCAAGAGTATCCCAAGAAAGTACGTTCCCTGTGACAGTGAAGTCCGTTGTATATCCTTGCTGTATCCCTCCTATAACATCGAGGGTTACATCTGAAGGAGTTAAGGGAGTGCTTGGCAGAGTAATTTCCTTTGCGGCAATGTCAGCAGCTTGAAGGACATACTTGTAAGTTACTGCTGTGTTACCTGCAATACCGCCAACAACTGTCAGAGTTCCCCTAATCTTAGCATTCCCTTGAACGTCAAGATCAAAGCCTACTTCTGGGACATCAGCCCCGCCAATTTTAAGTGGCGCAGACATGAAGTTTTTAGAATGCCCAGATTCGTAGAAGCCCCAAGAGTCATCTGCTGGATCTCCAAAAGGAAGATCTGCAAACCAACCATAATGCCGGTTAAGAGTTGTTATCCCGTTAGGTATTACAACAGCTCTACCCCCATAAGTCTGCCCAATTGTTCCGCCCGTAGAAGTACCATCGAAGCTTAGTGCAAATGTAGCTCCTGACATATAGTCAAGAGTTGAACCTGACTTGGTTATAACAACACAAGGTAATGCAAGAGCGGTAAAACCTAAACCAAATCCACCAGAAGTATTAACTGAGTTATCTTCTAGAGTTACCAACATCGCTGTGTTGACACCAATTGTATCACAGTTAGCTGTGGTGACACCATTCGCTGCAACGACTGCAGAAATTAGTGAGTGTACTGTTGTAGGGATTCCTCCACCATTAATTACAGGACTAATTTCATAGAAAGCATTTAACTGACCAATGGACAGTGCTCCTGTAAAACTTAAATCCCCATTGATTGAAACGTTACCTGTAATATCCATTGCCTTAACATTTGTAGCACTTACGCCACTCATATTAATTCGCATACCCGTAGAGTTATCCCCTCCAGTATTTACAGTGGGATTAATGTTAATCCCCACGAAGTAGCCTGTATCAAAAGAATCTATAATCGGAGTTAAAGAAAAACCGCTAAAGTTTGCATTACCAATAAATTCTGTAATGTTTGGGTTAGCATTAAATGCTGTGTAATTTCTATTGTTTTGTACCCCAGCGATAGTTGGGCTTGCAGTGAATGAAGTGTAGTTACTAATATCACAGTCAAATATTGCAAAGTCATAGAAAGCATTTATGTTCGAAGCGGCCACAAGTATTGCTAATGCGTCTACGTTTGGTTGAAATCCATAACCTTGAATAGCTCCTAGTATTGTAACGTTTGCGTTTACATCCCCAAAACCATAACTATACGAGATACCTTTAACCTCTATCGGGTCTACCCCATTTCCAAGGGAAAAAAAGTTCTTAATAAAAACTATATCCCCAACATCCCCTGAACCTGAATGGTTTATGTTGTTGTTTAGGATTGTTACTGCTGTCCCTGAATCTCCCTGAGAAAACCCCGAATCTGATTGGTCTAGTTCTACTGTGTATGACTGAACGTCGATGCTTTCGTTAGGTGAATTTTGAAGAGGTCTAACATTTAGGGTTAACTGTTTTATTGCAACGTAACCATTATTGTCTGGTTCAAAAGGTAAATTCTCAAGTAGCCCACCAGTAATAGTGCTGATGCTAAATCCATCAATTGATGTTATCTCCCCAGCAGCATCGAAGCCTGCGACCCCATTAGCAGTTCCCGTAAAAGCTTCTTGCTTTAAATCTATAGCCGTTTGCTGTGCTGTAGATACAGGCTTATTTGCGTCAGAAGTGTTGGTCACATTTCCCAGGCCAATGTTCGCTTTGGTGATTACGACTAAAGGGCCCACATCTCCATTAACTGAAGTAACTCCGCCACCACCGCCACCAGCACCAGGCCGGTTATCTATAATAGGCATATTACACCTTCCGAGTTATGTTGGCCGTCATATTTGCTGAACCTAAAGTGTGTGTAAATCTTAGCCTAAAAGAACCAATAGCTAGATTTGAATCTAGAAACATCACTTCTTGAAATGTACCGTCAAGATTTACTGCACTCTTAACTGTCCAAACTGAAACCCCATCTGAATCATTGCCTTGCTCTGCCGAATAATCCAAAAATACATCACCTTCAAGGGCAGCATTATCCCAACCAAGTTGTATACAAAGATGTTTATTAAGCCCAAGCTCGTAGTCCTTAGTAGTCCAATCCGCATCGAGGTCTATGATGGGGAGATAGTTTTGGTCCCTAAGACCGATAATGTTATCCATTTAAGACTCCTTGTATTCGCAAAGTTTAAGAGTGATTCCCTATTAAATCAATGCAGATATATTATGTAAAAAACCAATCAGTTCCGTCAGTTAATAAGGTTACTCCCTCTCGCGTCGAGGTTAGGGTTTTATTCGAAGCTACGAACTCAATCTTCTCCCCTGCATTTCTAACCAGGGTTACAGTGCTTCCATCTGACTTCTTGATTTTAAAACTTCGATTTGCTACTGGGACAGGAAGCTGAATAAACAAAGCACCAGTAGTTAAGTATGCCTTACTATACTGCGCTGTGAAATCTATCGCCACGGCCTCAACTACAGGGTCCGCTGCTGGGCTTGATTGAAGGGTAACAATATCCGCCTGGGCAGTTACCATTTCAGCTTGAAGAGTCGCTACATCAGCTTCAAGGGTAACAATATCCGCTAGGGCCGCTACCATTTGAGCTTCAAGAGTCGAAACATCAGCTTGAAGGGCAGAAACATTCACATTCGTAGAATCTAGATCAGATTGAATTACAAATATCCCACCAGTATTAATAGTGCTTTGCTCTGAATTCGCTTTGATTGTCATAGCTAATCGGTCTAAAGATTTTTCAATTGCTTCTGGGGCAAAACGCCCCAAGTCTCGAAGCCTAGCTGGTTGCTGAGCTTCTTTAGTAAACTTAATTTGTAGGATGTATCCGGCCTTAAGGCCACCGCCAGCATCAAGCCATGGCTGAGCAGCAACCACGAGGGTTAAGGAAGCGTCCCTATTAGGGATGCCTATATCCTCTAGGGTATAGTCATCATCAATTTCAAGGGCAGTTACAACGTCTAAGGCATCGACTACTTGAACCTCGACATTCTCTTTCTCAAAAGTTGGGAAAGGTATAGTAAACTCGATAACTGTACTATTCCTTGGGTAGCTAATGCTTGCTGTTTCAGTTAGAGCTATCATCTGTTATTCCTTTTAACTTCTCTTATTTGTCTTTGTCTTAAACGCTTATCTTGTCTTTTTTCTTGCTTAGAAGTTGTGTAGTCTAGGTCTAAGATTAATCCCTTTCCAATTACAGATAAAGGGATTCCCGTCACTATTGTTAAAGTATTCATCAACGCAGTAACTTGCCTAGTGGTCATGTCAACCCCTTCAGCTTTTTTCTTAGTCGCAGTCACGGTTGTACTTAAATCTTTTACCTGGTCAAATACTGGACTTATTCCGGCCCTATCAAAAAACAAAGGAGCAATTAATGGCCGAGCGTAAAAGGGTATTGAGTTACCGATAAGAGTAGAACCCATCTCTATTGCAAGAGCTTTATTTTGCTTTTCTTGGAATTTAACTGAATCTTTTTTCTTTTCCTCTTCCTCTTCAGAAGTGTTGAGCTTAACTTGTGAAATTAGCCACGCCCCTATGGCCGGGAAGATACTCACATACATTGCCAGCTTAATCATCGATGTTGCCCGATTTCTTGCCTTGTTATCTCTGTATGCTTCTTCGTGCATAAGATTACCCATAGCAATCTCAATCGTACTAATTGCTGTAAACGCTTTCCAGATTTCGTTTCCATTACCCTTAAGGTTTGATTGAGCACTAATCGCAGAAGACCCCTGAGTCCTTTTAACTGTATCGTCTGCATAAGCTATTGCCTGTGCTTCAGTAGAATCATTATCTAAAGAGTAGTTATATGCCGCAACCCATATAGGAACGCTCACTGCATTTTGAAATGCTTGAATTGCAAAAACTGCAAACCCTAAAGATTTATCCGACGTAAGTGTTAACCAATCCCAATGCAGATCTAATTGCTCAAAGGATTTGAAAGTGTTTTTCATCCCTTGACCTAACTCCGATCTCATTACCGTTGATTTCTCCATTACCATTTCAGTAGTTTGTTTTGGGGACGCTCCATGCTGCCCGATAGCCAGGAGCATATTTGTTTTCCCTGTGAAAGGAATCGCAGGAGAAAAACCTAGAAACTGTTTCCCCCACACGTTAGGGTTAAGAAAAAATAACTTAATTGTTACGCCTTTTCTTATATGCCTCATAACCGTATTTGCAGAATCAACTCCAGAAGATTCGGTACGCCTTTGTAGTTTAATCCTATCAAACCATGGAGCTAATTGATTTTCCATAGACAATGGCCGTTTCTCTTCCAGCATAGAGCTAACCTGCTCAGACCCAAGTACCTTACCAAAGTCCGTCAACGCTTCTTTGATAAACGCCACGTTTGCTACACTGCCAAGAATTCCCATTATTTTATTAATATTCAAGTCAACAGGTTTGTATTTCTTAGATCGGCTATTAGCGAATCCAGTATCCATGTTTGGGAATAAATCGATGGAAGGGTAGTTATCACTGTCTGGATTGAGTATAGAAGATATTCCCTCCGATGCGACAAAATCCTTTATGCTTCTTAGTGGGACATATCCACCCTCATAGTCACCCCAAGGAGTTTTAACTTTTCGCCCCTCGATGTATCCAACGTTTCTTCCGTCTACTTTTCTTAGCGTTTCTTTTGCTATTGGGTGTATCTCTTTAAATGCGTCCCATATAGTTTGGATAGCATCCATAAGCTCTTTAGTAATATCCCCAGAAGCTATTCGAGAATTGAAAAACTCTTGCCATTTACTCTCATCGAGTATTCCGGTATCAGGATTTACGGCCCCCCAATCATTACCTAAAACTAGATGTCTTGCTCCTGAGTCACTTCCCATGTGAAGTATTGCCATTATCTCTTCACCTTGATTTGTGAAGGTATAGTTAAGCCCTGGTGCAATGATAGGCCTTAGATCTGAAATGAACGACTGGATTATTGGTATAGTTCTCAAAGGAGATAAAATGCTTTTTAGTATAGAGTTTTTACTTGCTGCTTTTGTGAATGCATTTTGTATTATATTTATGTTCTTATTCATGAATATAGACCGCTCGGCTTCACCGTTTACAACCCTATTGTAAACATACCCCAACATCGATTTATTGAACTCTAATGGGTTTTCAAACATAGAACCGAAAACCGTTCTTACGTCTGCGATATCCCTTAAGATTTCTCCTGTTAGGTTATCCCCTGCAGCGAATGTTAGGGGTGTGCTCCCAGACATCTCCTGAACTACTAAACTATTTGCTACTTCTATCTGAATTACTTTCCCATTAACTTCAATCTCTTTTGCCTTCTTTGCTGCAAAGGCAATTGAATCTAGGATTTGTCCAAACTGTATAGACGAAGCAACATTTATTTTATCTCCAAGATTTCCTAAACTCTGCCTAACAAATGCATCTATAGAACTGTTAATCATTTTTATGTGAGACTCTGGCAAAGCACTGTGGTCACTACTAAAGTTATCTCGGTCCATTGGTTCAATTGAATTCTGATTCGTAGCTACACTAATAATTAACTTCACTCCGAATTCTATAGCATCAACGTCTAGCTTATTTTTAAGAGCAGAAAGGTTATTAAGACTTTTCTTAAACCACTTCATTCTAACTCTTGTTTTTGCCAATTTCTTCTGTGCCTCTTGAGCATTCTTATAAGCAAAGAAACTTACTGCTTCGGCCCTCTTTGCCTCAAATGCTCCGATTATATCGCCCTTGCCAAATAGGACAGATGCCTCTCTGCCGTGACGGATTGAATCCCCAAGAAACTTATTTGACGTAAACTTTTTACTAGGAGAATTTTCTACTACTAGATTTGCCTCTTCTATAATCGCAGGTTTTGACAGCCTAGCAATTAATGCCGCTGGAAGTATTGCTCTAGCCGATAGCTTTCTAAGAGTTCCTAAGTGTAAATCAGCTAGTATCCTCATCTCTTCCAGAAGAAGCTTTTCTTTGCCATTACTATTGACTGCATCCACCGCTATCTGATGGATCTCTTCATCAGACTTCATGATAGGAAACTTCTCCTCGATTAGTGCATTCAACTTAGCTTGAATCATATTTCCGCGAGCACCTGCATCAAGCATCATGTCTAAAAGAATTTGCTTATTAGATATGCCAAGCTGAAGTAGGACTACACTGACATCTAGTCCACCTTTCTTTTTACCTGTAATTAAATGCTGTGGTATACGGGTTTTTAGTTCATCGGCAAAAGCAGCGTCCCCATTGGAAAACTCTCTTGCAAAAGATTCATAACTAATACGAGGATCTCCGCCCGTACTTCCGGCGTCCCTGAATTCCTTATAAGCATTTGCAAACTGGTCAGACATAACCATCGAAGGTAAACCAGAAATCTCTCTCGTTGCCTCTTCTAGTAATTGATTTTTCTGAGCATCAATTTGTGCCTCTCGCTCTTTAAGAGTTTTATTAAATGACTTTGTATACGCCTCTCCAATTGCTTGCGATCGGACATCTGCAAGCATGCCCATATACTTAGGGCCATCTGGTCCTAGCTGTTTGGCATCGAATAACGGCTCTGTAAACATAGGAATAACTTCAGACTCAACCTTGCTTGAAACTCCAAGTATTGCCTCAAACATTCTTTCAATCTCAGGAGATATTTCTACTCCCTGAAACTTTTTAATTCGAAGTATGTTTTCCGCAAATTCAGTTATCCAGTTACGAAAAGATTCCATAAGAGCTTTGACTTTATTGTTTTCAAATTTACCCTCAAGGAAATACTTCTCCGATGTACTAGCGAAACCCTCTTGAATCCTCGTAGCATCTTCAAGGGAAAGTAATTGTAGCTCTTGAATATTGTTAAGGCCAAAAGCTTCAGCGGCAATAACCATCGCAGCTTTGTACTCCGCTTGAGATGTAGTCAGCTTATCTTCAGGGATTGAAAATATGTATGCCGCATCCTCCGACATTTCCTGCAACCACGAATGTCCAAACTCATGAACTAGTGTCTTAACTGTTGCGTCTTTTGTAAGAGCAATAATATTTGGGTCCATTGCCGTAGGCCCAGTGGTGAAAGCTCCACCTTTACCTGGGGACACTGCACCCAACACTTTTATTCTCAGTGCTACATCTTTAATTGGAAGCCCGAGAACCTCCGCTCTTACCTGTAAATGCCTGAATTGAAGATCGGCGAATATAACTAATGATTCAGGATTTACCTGAGAGCCCTTTGTGAATTTTCTTAAGTTAAAAAGTAGGCTGTTATAAACCTGCTTTTCATCCTGTGACCTAAATCTACTAACAAGTTCTACAGGTCTAGATATTGCATTGTCGCCTGCTTCTATTGGAGTAATCATGGGGATTAAATCCGCAGAATCAATACTTACTGTATCGCCCTCTTTCCTAGGAACTCCTGGGATAGGTGAAGGTAACTCACCAGTTTCCTCGAAGAATGTTTTAGAAACTTCGATGTCACTATCTTTAAATACTACAAAGTTATACTTATTAGATTTTCCACCCTCTGCTTTATACTTTACCCCTTTTATCCCAAGATCATAAAGAAGCTTAGAAACTGCATCAGGACTACCTTCAGACTTTTCTAGTGATTTATAAAAAGTTTCTCCAGACACATTTTGTTTTATTAAAAAAGAAAGCTTACCTTGTACATAGGGGTCTTGCTCATTTAATGGTAAACCCCAGTCAAGCATTTGCTCTTTTACTGCATTTATCTTAACTTCAAATAACTGTCCCTCATTTTTTGGGATTACGGGGATTTGTGACTCTTCAATATAGTCCGTTATTATTTTCTTTGCTTCATCAGGTAGGTTTATTTCACTGTCATATTCCAAATTAGTAGGGTCTTTAATTTCAGTAAGTAATATTCTGGGTTCCCACATCGCGTATAACAACTCTGCAATTACATTTACTAATGTGTAATCGCTTTTAAACTCTTCAAAGTCAAAAAGCAGAGTGGCATTGTTTTCCATGTAACTAAACGTATTTTCATATATAGCTTCTACGACTTCTGGATTACCACTTAACTGCTTTTCCAATTTTCTTGAAACTTCAAGTATAGTATAAAGGTTTACCGTTTTTCCCCTTTCGGAATCTAATTCTTTAGTTAACATTCTTCTGTAGTAATCTGCAATGCCCTTATCTTCGGAGAAATAAAGCCCATGCCCAAATGCTTGATTACCCTCTCCTGTACCTATGCCCGATTTTTCAAACTTATCAAATTTATGTTTAGTTCCGTGAAATGCAGTTTCCTCGAAGAATGTAAACGGGTCCTTCTGAATAGCATTATAAAGGTCTTCCCCTTCATTACCACTTAGCTCATTACCATTGACTCGGGCAATCCCATCAACCTTCTTATCGCCTTCAGTGAATCTTAGCCACTCGCCAATTGAAATGTTCACCGATGTATTACTTTCTCTATTCGCCTGGTACTCCCCAAGCTTCTCAGACCCAAAGCTACTCATTGCTACAGAAGGGTCGATATTTTTATTTAAGAAGTACTCGTCCCATTCCTTAGGAGATACAGAAACAATTCCGTTATTAGCTTCTTTTTCAAGCCTAACCGCTTCAACTTCTGCTGCCACGCTAAGACTGTCCGTAACCGTTCCTTCAGGTTCTACTACCCCACCGTTAATAACGGTATCTACAAGGTCCTGTGACTGCTGAGGGTTATCCGTAGATGCCTTAGAAGATTCTTTTGCCTCTCTTAACTCTGTTAGATTCAAGTGAGCTTGATTTGCTTTATTAGCTTCTTCGGCCCTAGCTACCGTTTTGTCTACGCCCCTCTTGAATATTTGGGAGCCTATACGAATCCCGGCCGCAACAGGTGCAGTACCTAAAGTAGTTACCCCAGCAAAAACCCCTTCAGTCGTTGACTCCACGGCATTTACCGCAACAGCATTTCGGGTCAATTCCCCTACTAAAGCATCTGCTGCATTCCTACCAAGAAAGTCTGCTCCTGCTTCTGAAACACCTTGAATTAAAACTTCTTTTCCAAGTCCAGTTACAACTCCACCAGCTTTCTTAATTACACCTTTCTTAGCTGCCATTACAACTGAGACGGGTTTAACCATGAACTTACCAAGAAGAGGAGTAGTTACAAAATCAGCACCACCGACAATTAAACCAAATGCCGCTGCTTTCTTTCTCCTCTTTAAAACTTCTAATGGATCGGAAAAAGCTAGATCATAATCAATAATCCCCGTTTGTGGATCACGATACTTCTCAATTTCTTTATCTAGATATTCGGAGTACCCAAGGGCCGAACCACCCGCTAATGAACCAAGTTTAAAACCCGCTGCCGCCCCCACAGGACCACCAACAATAGCACCGGCCACGCCTCCAGCCACCCCAGGGAGTAATGCCCCAAGAGACTCAGAAGCAATCAGAGTAGCAGCTACTTTATTCTCCGATACTGTTTTGAATAAATTCATCAAAGCATCGAGGGACTCTTCCGTTCCATCATAGGATTTTTTAAGTCCCTCAACAAATCCGTCCCAACCTACACCCTCAATAGGAGTTCGAGGGGCCATGAACTTTTGGTACGCTGGAAGTAAAGCAGATATGGAATCATTGATTTTTTTAACATCGTCTTTATTTAATGAATATTGATTGGCCTGTCTTTCTTGGTCAATTCTTGATAAAAGTTTCTTGCCATCCTTAATGCCAATTGCTCCTAATGTCATACCAACGTGGACCTTACTAGCTTCAAACATTAAACTATTAGATTTAACTGACTTAACAATATCGCCCCAAGCACTAGGGTTAAGAGGTTTTGCCGTAGCGGCAACCTGTGTTGCCCAATCCCCATTATCTCTCATGAGAGCATAGTTGTTAGGCTCCCTAAGCCACGTATAAAGCTCAGGCATATACATAGAAATTACGTCATGCTTAGAATCTGCTTCGATCTGCTCAGGTGTTTTAATGGATAGTAGAGCGTCTACATCCTCGATGGGGATTCCAGTCTTAGCTGAAACTTCTCTCGCCTTTTGCTGATACGCTACCTCTTCATTGTCAATGGCACCAGAAACAAACTCAAGCCCAGATCTTCTCGTCTGAACGGGATCTGCAGGTCTTTGCTCACTATAAAAACTACCTGCAGCTTCATCAATTAACATATCTGGAGTTTTTAAAACCCCAACAGATGAATCAATATTCGGAGTTATTTCTGTGTCGTAGAATTGGGCCGTAGCTTCTGCTATTGAATTGTCAGAAGAAATAGATTGCTCAGTGGGGGATACAGGAACTAACTGGTCTGATGTTTGGCCAGACCATAATCTTGATCTGTCACTCGTTCTAGTAATCAAAGCAGGAACAACTTCCTTCTGCCCTGTAATAACGTTATCCGCCTTATTATACTCAAGTAGTTTTTGCTTTAGCTCATCATCAGAAGACCCCGAGTTGACCAAAGAAATGAACCCTTCCATATTATGAGGACCCAAATTATAATACTTATCAATTAAAACGTTTTGCTGCGCTTGAGTTAAAGGTCTTGTAATCCTCGATGATAAATATGTTTCTGCTCGGGCCACATGACTACGTAGTCTTCTCTCTGCTTCATCCTCACTAATTGGTTTAGATTTATCCCCAAGGGTATCTCCATAGCCAATGGCAGTTTTGCCAGTATTTAAATCAGGATAAGATCTTGGAACAAATGATTCATGGTCCCTAATAAATTGTAAACCTTCTTCAGATGCTTTAATCACAATGTACCCTTTACTTTGCTGGATTGCTTAAATTGATTCCGTTGAATTGCATACGGTTTAAAATGCCCGTAATAACAGAATCATCGATGGATGCACCATTCTTTTTCTGTCTCTCTATAACTGCATCTCTCCACGATGGGTGGATTTTTGGACCTATAGTTTCTGGTTGTATTTCTTCTTCATTAAATGTTGGGATAAGCCCAAAGGTGATTCTATTAAAAAACCCTGGAGTCTTTACAACCGTAGGGACATACTTCGTAATTAGTGCTGCTTTAATCTTCCTTGATAACTCCGCTCTCCCAATCTTAGGATTCTCTTGCTTAAGCCTCTCGGCCTCTTCGAAGGCAATAGAGCTTATTCGCGAATACTCAGGGTCAGCAGGTATAAGATCGCCATTCAAAGCAGCGAAGTTCCTAACTACATCAGAATAAGCACTCTCAGTAAGAGAAGCAGTTTTACTCTGAAGCTCCAGACCAATTCTAGTTTGGGCAGAAGAGAAGGTACTAAAATCTTTACGGCTTAGCTTTGTTCTAAAAGAGCTTAAATCCCTTTCTGAAAATGCTTTGCGGTCATTTGCCATTTGATTAGAAAGGTCATCAAATACCCTGAAGTCCGTAGATACTGGAAGACCCTTAGAAATTACTTCCGCATTTCTTATTACTTCGGCCCTTTGCGCTTCTGGGACACTTAAGAGTAAATCGTTAGTTAACTGGCCACCCTTAATCAAGTGGGTGTTTACGGCCCCCATGATTTTTTCACCTTCAGCTTTCTTTTGCTTATTAGCAATCGAGTTACGAGAGTTAAGTATGCTCATCGTTCGAGTGTATACAGCAGCGTCCATGCCATTATTAGTTACATGGCTACGAACTACAGCTTCCTGGGCTATCAAGTTATCTGAAGTCTTCATGGCCTCTTCGGATAGTCCAAGAGCGTACCTGTCACCCTCATCTTTTTTGGCAGAGTCTAGTAGTCCAATAGCTTTTACTTTGTCATCTGGAGTGAAAACGTCTGCATTAACCCCATACAATATTTCAGCCGCTCGGTTAAGATTTCCCGACTTTGCTTGTATCCCCACCGATCTCAGTAATGCATCTGATTGTGATTTATTAACAGCACCAGCAATTAGCTCTACATTATCGCCATACTTATTTCTTGCACTTTGAATAACAGACTTCGATATTTCATCTAACGAAACTCGTAGGCCCATATCAGAACCAGAACTTTCAATCGTAGAGTTTATGGTGTTTAATGAGTGTTGGTTAAAAGCTTCTTGCTTTACCTTCTGACTCTGCATAACTGTATATGGAAGTGCTGTTCCCTCATATCGATTTCTGAACTTACCGCTTATGCCCTCGCCTTCAATCAGTGGTCTAAATCTCTCGGGAACAGATTCTAAATTTTTCGCTAACTGTTTATCTAAGTTATCTCTATTGTCTTTAAGTGCCTTAATTGAGTTAAGACCGCTCTGACTTGTAACTCCGACTTTTGCCTGAATTAAAGCATTCTCGTTCTTATTCTCAAGATCCGCTTTAAAAAATGAATAGTCTCTTTTATCTTGTATTTCTTGTCTGGTTTGTTGGTCTTTAAAGCCTTGGGCGGCTGTGTTCAAAAAAGTCTTATCAATCTTAGGTGCAACAGCACCCGAAAATCTCGTTCCTTGTTGAGGACGAAGCCTTACAGTATCCATTTGTTGAGGTGATCTAAATCCCATCGCTGTTTTCCTTATACAGCGGCAAATGCCAACTGTGTACCAAATTTAAGTCCCGACCCTATAACGGCATTGTTGCGAGCAACCCTCGCCTGCTCTACTTGGTATTCGTAGTTTATCTGCTCAAGCTCAAAACCTAGAGCTTCTCTAAGAGAGTTAACTTCCTCTCTCATTCCATTCATAATTCCCATAGCTTCAAAAGACCCTTGGATCCGTTGAACCCCTGCGCCATCTACTGCTTGCCCTTGCGCTGCCATTGCAAGCAAAGCGTCCTGTCCCGCATTGTATCCTCCTGATTGTGCATCTGACTGCGCTTGGCGTCCACGAAATAGAGAATCTGCTGCCTGATTTCTTGATTGGATTATGTTTAACTGCGCCTGACCTTTAACCGTCTGGTATGCACTATTAGCATTTAAGATGTCTGTAGCAAAGCCTACCCCTGCTAAAGCGAGGTTTAGATTGCGGGTCTTATTTGCTTGGGCTTCAATTGTCTCTGCTGTAGTCTTAGGTTTAACGATTTGTCCGGCCTCCACCTTATCTTCTAACCCCATCGACATTTCATTGCTTACGGTATTACCAGAGAGCTTCATTTCCTGCTTAGGAGTAGTTCGTATAAGGTCTGTCTCAGGGAGGACATCCGAAAGGACATTTACCCCACCAGAAAAGTTTCTCTTCTTTGTTACTGGGTCCAAATAAACATTTATTGGTTCTCCATATATAGTGCTAGAATCTCTAAATGCCATACTAATCTCCTGATATACCCTTCGGATATACCGAGAGGATTGTTATTGGAGCTGGGTCAACCTGCTTAATATTTATTCTACCAGCTTTACTCCATGTGGCCGGAATATTTATAGATAAATGGCCATTAACGTTTTTAGTCTGATTGCTTAAATCTTCATCTTCCCTGTCCTGAATCTCTTCCATATTGGTTAAGTCTTGGTCAGGCATTCCGTAGAAACCACCACGAGTTTCCATAAAACCCACACCAACTGCATTAAGGAGTTTTTTTGAATCCGTCAAAGTTCTACTGTCTTGTGTTTCTAAATCAAGAGTTTCAAACTCCGAAGTATAAGGGACTCCTATGTATCCGTAAGAAATGTAATCTGGAAATGTAACCCCTATTTCCGAACTCCATTCTTTTTCTGCGTAGATTGTAGATGCGTAAGGATTGTTTGGGGAGGATAGGACTTCTCCCTCTCCTGATACTGTAACAGCGGCCAGAACATATATCGAAATACTTCCCGACTCTGTATGAGTAAAATCTCTATCTGTCAGTATCGTTGTGCCAATAATGGATATGACGTTTATAGGGCCTACATATCCGTCAACTCGAAGTTTGCTGCCTGCTACGATATTTGATAATCCAGTAGCGTTTGTTATGCTAGGGTTTGGTGTTACCGCGCCTGAAAAATCTCCCTGAACCCCAAGTGCCAAAGGGTCTAAGAAAGCTGCATACTTAATATTGGTAAGGCCTGCATTGCCCAAACCTAAAACTGCTGGTGCCCATCGTCTTTGACGTTTTTTCTTTTCTACTAAAGATATGATCTGTGCCTCAGCATCTTGGAGATATGTAGGTACGTCTGACTCAAAATAGCCAGTGAATCCATGGGGAAAATTAACATCCCCTGTTGCAAATATACTACTGCCATTTTTTCTATATCGGAGGAACTGAACATTCCCTTGCGCATCATCGTAGAAGAAATGGAATACCCCATCATTGTCTATTGAACCTAAATATAAGTTATTATGACTTGCCCAAATATCTATGGGCTCTCCAGCCGTCCAGATGCCTGATATAGGCGTTTGGATGTTTATCCTAGGGTTATTACTATCCGGTGCATTTGCCTTCAAATAACCCTCATTACCGTACTCAGAAAGGCGAAGCCCAAAGGAAGTAAAGCAATCTGCGAAGAACTCACCCTCTCGGTGTAAATCGTCACGGATTACTATTTGTTCTAAAATCCTATGCCCTGAACGGATTACGTACGCCCCAAGAACATCAACCACCTTAATTCTATCTGCAGATGCTACTAGATTTGGTTCATATCCCCTAAGCCCCTTGGCACGGTATATGCTCTCAATATACCCGTCTGTCTCAACGGTAGAAAACCCAACTATATCACCTGATACTGTGACCCAAGTTATTTTTCCATCTCTTCGAAGTAAACAGACTGAATCATCTCCGCCGCCCCCGTTAAGAACAACCAACTGCATTACGTCTTCAATCAAAAGATGATCGGAGAATGCTGAAATTTCTACAACGGTCAAATTCCCGTCAATGCTAAATTCTATGGCCATCAGCTTTGTATGAGAATTGTTTATAAAGAACCCACGACGGCCACTCATTGCAGGTTCAACTGTAGTTGAGCACCCTTCCTCAGATATTAGTAAAGGGCTTATAGATGTTGGAGATAGTGTTCCTTGATCTCCACCACGAATTACATAAACTCCGCGCTCAGTAAAAGCTATAAGCCTTTCCATTGCAAGCTGTGCCACTACGGCCGTCCCATCAGTAATAGGGATGCTAAACTGAAACGCACCATTATTGCTGTAGATAATAGGCGGAACTATTTGCTCAGGTGCACCAAGCTTGGATGCCAACATATCCCCAGTTTTTAAAGAGGGTGCCAAAGGAAAAGGATTAGCTTCCAATCCCATGATTAATCTTTGTTGGTAATAGGAAGCGTTTTTTGCAGTATCAAAGAGTTCAAAATCAAATTTATCTATAGGAGGAGTTAGAGAATAATCTGATACGCCATAGTCTGTTAGCCTTATCGTTGTTGTTCCACCATCGTATAATGCTTTTCCTGCTAAAGAAAAAAACCCTGACAATAAAACACCAGGAGACTCCCAGCCAGCAGCACGATAAAGGTTAAAAAATTTAACTCCTGGTAGCGCACCCGCACCGAATATTATATTCATATCCGTAGTTAGTTCACCATGGGGAAGCACTGTATTCCCTGGGGCAAGGGAGTTAGGATCTGGAGTAAATCCTGTGTCTGTCTTTCTTAAAAATACTTCCCGCCCATCATCTAAAATTCCCGTAAGAATATAAGTAACTGCAAGAAATGGAGGTCTACCTACAGAGTTACCCGATATTTGGAATGCAGCACTAGATGCAGCAGGCGTTACTGCTGCGTAATTATCGTAACCGTAAAAATTATATAAAGCTGGAGGGTTAAAGAGTTTATCAAAGTATAAATTCGGATAAGTGATACTATTCGCAACATCACGAACCCTAAACTGAGGAGTTATAAATATGTGATCTTTCAAAACGGTAAAACGTATATGTAGTGGACTTGGGAATTCTAGCTTTTGATCGTCTATTACATTCCCATAAGATAAAATGCTAAAAAGTTGGTAATTAAATACAAACGAATATCCCGAAATAAGGGACGTAGGAAACGTTCCATATTCTACAACAGTCCATTGTTTATTTTTATCATCCCAATAACTAAATGCCTTAATGCCTGGATTCTCTCCAGGTACAGGGATGTTTTCCTGGGACTCCGAAACCTTTACGAACTGAAACCCTGCACGATTACTAACCCCACCAGCACGACGAACATACATATTCGTAAGCTTCGAAAGTCCTGTTGAGTACGAAGCTGCATCTGATCTAAATCTTAACGAAGGTGCGACTTCACCGGATTGAAAGGAGGTTTGTTTTCCTGATGGCATGGGCTAATACCTCGCACGTAAAAACGGACTAGGCGAGTCCTCCATTAAAGGCTGCCTTCCTAGATCATCGGCGATGCCTAGAGTAATGTCTATCCTTGCACTGCTGTTAAGCGTGTCACGGACTTTTCCGAAATTATTTGTTATTAAAGATGGAGCAATATCCATAGAAAGTTGAGCTGCAAATGCGCGCCCAAAGTGCGTAGGAAATGCGATACTATCTAGAACCCGAGTAGTGTATTTCGCATGGGCATTATAAATATCAGTTTGAATTGATTGGCCAGAGCCAGAGTATATTTGTTGCCATCGAAGTTTCTGGTCCTCGTAAAGATTTTGCTGATTAAATATCCCATCAAAAGCAATCTCTCGGAGGACTAAACAATCCGAAGGAAGTGAGTAAGTAAATCTTCTCATTGGCCCTGCATTTAAATCATCTGAAAGAAGATTCAATACCTGGTACTGAGTTGCAAAATTCCAAGCATGCATTTCAAGAGTAGTATCAAGCGCCATCCTAAAATGCCGCCTAATAATTTTAGCTTGATTTGAGTTTTCAGTTTCTAGATCTATTATAGATAAAGATACACCTAGACGGCCAAGAGCGAGATTTGCAATATCGTTTTTATAAAGCACATCCGCCCCCTACCTTATATTAAAACTATCTTATCTTCTAATTTAGGTTCTAATTTAGCTTCTAATTTAGGTTCTAATTTAGCTTCTAATTTAGGTTCTAATTTAGGAGCTTTAAAATCTTTAGGTGCTTCAACCCAAAGAGGCAATTTTCCTTCTTTGAGAAGACCTTCGTATTTAAAACTTTCACCAACCTGAATGATTTTACCTTTGTAGTACCCAAGAGAAATGGCCTTAACTACAACACTTACTTTTTGGTTAGACATGATCACTCCTAATAAAAAAGGTGGACCATTAGGCCCACCTTTCACTTAATCTATTTTATTAATTAAACGTTGCCTCTATAAGCACCGTCTACTGCACCTACGAAACCTGCAGTGATCTTACCAAGAGTCGGATTCGCTCCAACCACAGTATAGTTAAGGCGCAAATAACGCTCTTTAACTCCACGAGGTAGGTTGTCTATTGGAGATATGTATCCCTCAATTAGGTTCGCAAGAGGAACGGTAACTGATAGCACTACTTTAGGAGAAGTAAAAGCTACGTTATCATCTGTTTGAATTTCAACAACCAATGATGTCAACGTATTAAACGTTTCTGTAACTTGGATAAGCAAAGGCTCTTCGCAGATACCAATGTTACGACGAAGTTGAACTGAATTGTATGCAGTTCGCCCAGGAGCACCAAGGTCATAAGTATTTGTAGATACTGCCGAAGCAGTAATCACTTGTTGGTCTGAAAATATTGAATGCATTCCTAAAATCATTAAAAACCTCTCTAATTAAAAAACCTATTAAAAACTTAAAATTAAACTACTCGGTCTTCAGTGTTTAAAATTGCATCAGACTCGCGAATAGGAATCCCTCTGAAATGAAGAACTTCTTTTGCGTTTACTCCAACTCTATCAAAAGTTAGGAATAGATTTTGGTTAACATTCAAGCGAGCTTGGTAATCTAGGTATTTAACAATGCCAGTATTCATGTAGATATAAGTCTTGCCCTTGCTAGTACGACGACCTTTGTGCTTGTAATACATTTCAGTCATCAAGTTAATGATGTTAGCACCAGTCGCAGCATTAATAGTAAGGTCAGAAACGTCGATGTTAGCAACACGAGCAACATACTGCCAGTTACGAACTGAAAGGCCAAAGTGCCAAGCAAATTCTTCTCTGAAAACCATATAGGTGTCATTGTTAGTATCTAGCTTAGGAATTAACCCACGGTCTTTACGCTCAATTCCACCCTTGTATGATCTAGGGTAGATCATGTGACAAGAACTCTTGTCCCAAGTAATCATCCAAATCGAAGTGTTATCATTTCCAACACCACCGCCATCTACAATTTGAGATCCGTTTTCAGCAGATAGTGAATTAAAACGTGGAGCAAATCCTGTAGGCTTTTCAGGATCAACAGCAGAATCATGGTAGAAAAGTGCAGTAGCACCTTCTTGCGCCATAGCTTCTAAGTGATCATTTGCCATATCCATACGGATAGAAGCTTTCTCTTCAGCTTTTTCAAAAATATTTACATAGCGTTCATCAACTTCAGCAGCAGAGTTTACAAACCCTGTTGTGTCCTTGACCATTTGCATGTTGCCTTTACCAGCAGGGATACCTTTATAAAGTCTACCCCAAGTTACTGATGGTAAACCTGTCTTAACAGTAGTCTTGTGAGACAAACCGTCATTACAAGGAAACATCGCTGCATCTTCAAGAATTGGGTTTTGCTGAGTGAGTAGATTGATGATTTCACTTACATCGCTATTCTCAGGCATAAGTGCCAAATCTAAAAGTGTTGGGTATAAAGCATTCAATAGTGCCATGTTAATTTCCTTTTATCAAAAGTCACACGTATAACACATATCATTAGCCTAGTTGAGATTAGAGTCAACTACTTTCTAACGCTTTATTTGTAGAATTCAGGGTAAGAACGTTTTAAAGAATCATTATCCTTTCCACCATGCTCCATCGATATTCCTTTATGAAGAGGTATCTCAGGCGCCATAGCATCCCCAATCTTCTTTAAAAACTTTGCCAGAGTGATATTGTTTCCTATCTCTGGGGTCCTTAATAATTCGGCCATCTCCGAATCTCCGAATGTCTCTACCGCTCGGTTTATAGCCTCATAAGTCTTTGCCTTCTCATCACCAATAAACATTGGATCTGAAATAATGGCGTTATAGTCTTTAACCAAACGGTCGTTATACTCTTTGCTTTTAAACTCTACTCCCTTATTGTAGGAAGCTTCTCTAGAAGCAATCAGCTTATTTGCATCTTCCCTAGATAGATTCCGCGCCGATGCCTCTTCAGCAATCTCGTTCAAATCTTCTGCCGATAGAGGTGAGTCGTCAGATAGTTCAATTTCATACTCATCTGGATCAATAATACTGGAAACCGCTGTAGCTTCAGGAATTTCAGTCGCTACTGGGACTTCAGAAGATGGGACTTTTAATACTTCCGGTGTCGTTTGCAAAGCTTGGGAATTCGGTGGAACTTCCAATGATGTGGTCGATAGATCCGGTGTTTCTGTTGTAATTGTCATGATTTATTTTCTCCTCTATAGCGCGGTTTTTTGCTTCTTGCATCATCTTGAATAAACGATCTTCCGAAACGTCTGAAACTAATGCCAGTAGGTGCAAACCTACTTGACGTCTTCCTAGTTGTTTATGCATTTCGACATCAGTGCCTTCGATGTCCCTATAGATTCCACAGTGAGACAGTATTCTCCAATAGAACCTACGCCCTTGCTCCGTCGATGTTACCCAATCAACGTCACCCCTATCTCTGTCCTGAATTTCTGTTCCCATGAATCCTCAAAGTTATACTTCCGATGCCGTCAATAATGTATCAAGTAGAGAGCCTTGTCCAACCTTTGCCGCAGATAAATCTTTGGCAGCAGAAGCTTGCTGCATATCTTGTTGCGCTTCTAATTGCTGCTGGTTCTGAGCAGATATTTCTTTTTGAATCTCTTCAAACTCATCCTCATCACGAATTAAGATAGGGTCTAAAGCTACATAATCCATGTACTGCCTAATCGCCATTTCAGAATTTATAAGCTTAAGGAGAGATGGATCTTGGTTCATTTGAGAAACACTACTCGCAAAGTTTAAGGCGCGCTCCATAGAATTCATCATCGATACTTTTGCCGCTTGAGCAATGATCGAAATGTACTCAGGACGAAGCTGCTCACCCTCAAGCTCTTTAGGCTTCGCAGGCATACGCTTCGCTACCTCTAAAATTATCTGCGCATTTTCAATTATCTTACTATTTAAATCCTGATCCAATTGACCCAAAGCAGGTGCCAAGGCCGTCATCTTCTCAGAAGCCTTCTCGTCAATTTCCCTCGCAGATACATGGGAAACCGTTTTTTCACTCGAAAGCATCAAAAACAAATCCTCAAAGTAACTCTGACGGATTGAATTACTATACTTATCTTGAGTCAAAAGAAGCTCCGACATCCTAGGGTCAACTTCAAACGCAGGCTTAAACCCAGCTAATGCCCCCTGGTCATCGACATAAGTGATTCCTCCGGCAAGGATGGATGCCTGGTGACGTCTTAGAGATGCATGCCCAACCATCGGAGGTCTAAGCAATTTATCCACACCAACTAAACGGGCCTTCTCCATTTCTTGAAACGCCATGATGTCACTCAAAGCAATCTGAGTAGGTCCATCAACGCCATAATTTTCTTCGGCCTGGACTTCCCATCTAGGAGTTATAATAGGGAAGTAATCAAATCCACTACACTTAATAAATTCACTCTTGCCCGAAGAGTTTTCATTTCTGAAACCCGACGATGATTGAGGAGGTAATCCCGCCCCACCAGACTGAATATAAGTGTAGGAAATAAACTTTTTATCGTAAGCGTTTAATGAAAGTTTGATTGGGTTATAGTTACCATTCGGAATAATAACAGTAGTCAGAACTACAACTTCCAAAAATCTAGATGCCTTATAATGATCTTCTATCCAATTCGGAATGTTAGCGTAATCAATATGACCTGTTTTTGTTAGATGCGCATACTGGTCTACAACCTGCTTAACTGACAAAGAAAAATCTCTTGTAAACGTATTTGTATTCCCCTCAGCATCACAAGCAAATGCATAAGTCCCAATAGCAAATGGGTAAAACCAAAAGCCATAACGGACATGCGGCAACATTGCAAAAGCGCTATTGGAAAATACTCCGACATCCTTGTACGCCAAAGGCAGGACTCGGTATAAATTTGAAACTTGAAAGTGATTATTTATAATACCTTCGACCTTAGAAAAATATTTCCTCGCCGATGATGTATTAGCTTTAGCTATGTCATTTGTCGTAAGGTTAAACCAAGGTCGTGCTCTTGGTGTTGCACCATTCATCATACCCGAAACAAACGTCCTAAGAGAACGTCCGGCCTGGTTATCAATGATTCTATGGTCGTTTCTTCTACCAGGTGCCTTGTTAGATAAATTCTCACGCAAACGATTGGGAGCTACAAACGCAGCAGCAAGCCTCCACTCTGGAAGCATAATGGATAGATCTTGTCGCATTGTGTTTCTGAGGTTATTAACCTCAGAGTAGCTTAATTTTCCCACTAGTTACCTTGCATATATTTTTGACCACGGCCGGCCTCAATCTCTTTAATTATTTCTTCCATATTTGGCTTCTTGCTTTTTGCTTTAGCAACAGTAGCTTTAGGCTTAGCTTTAGGCTTAGCAGCAACATTCTTTGCCGTTTGTATAGCATCGCCATTAACTGCAATTTTTGCCTTATTCATTTCTATCTGGTCCATCGCCTGAGATAAACTAGGGCGAAATTCATTACCCGATTGACCTGGAATTCCCTGAGAAAAAGGAGTCGTCATCTGAGGTTTCAAACCAGGCTCAAAAGGAGTCGTCATCTGAGGTTTCAAACCAGGCTCAAAAGGAGTCGTCATCTGAGGTTTCAAACCAGGCTCAAAAGGAGTCGTCATCTGAGGTTTCAAACCAGGCTGTAAAGCACTTGGTGCTACTTTACTCGGATTCCTCCTAGCATAGTCCATTGCACTCTGTTTTGCCTGGGCCGTAGTAAACCCAGGAAATGCTTTCTTACTTACTTTCTTTGTCGCTTTTGCCATATAATCCCCTTAAAAAGTTCCTGAAGTTGATAGATTTGCGCCTATAGCACCTAGAGGGGCATTTGCAGGATTATTCCCGCCCGTACCTGCAGCTTTACCTCGAAGTCCGGCAACTGCCAAACTCTCCGCTTGTTGTTGCGCCCCAAGCTGTTTATTCACCGAACCTATTCTAGCTGCTTCTGAATCCCTAAGAGCTTTAATATTTGCCTTTTTCTGATTCCCTTTTTGGGCTTCTGCTGCACCAATAGAACCACCAATAGCAGCACCAGCACTTGCACCAGCTATAACTCCCGCAGGGTTTAAAGTAATAGTACCTAATGCAGCACCAATAGCCCCACCAATAACAGTACCAGCAACTTGCTTATCGTCATCACTAATGGTTATCTTGGGTATCTCGGCATTAAATAGCTCTACCTTTTTGCCTGCTTGAAAGGATTCCCGTATTTTGTCAAAAAGCCCCATGAATAGTACTCCTATGATCTGTAATTAGGCGATGGCCTAAAGTTTTTGTCAAGGTGTGATTGATCCGTCACGTAAGAATTTAGTTGACTTCCCCGATCTTGCCACTCATTCACTACCTCATCATAAGACTTTTCACGTCCATCAGATGCCTTTCCTTGCACCGAATAGTTACCATAAAAACTTGGCTGCTCTACATCAGCAAAGGTCTGCGCAAGCGCATCTGCTTTATCTGGTGATCTTCCAAGCCGAGCTTTAATCTGCTCTTTTTCTTCAAGCCTAAAAATTCCACCATGGAAGATTAATTTAGGCATCATGAGTTCCTCAGCAAGCCCAGGATCGTTCGGGAGGCAACCCCCCTTCTTGACCCAATCTCTAAGTCTAACCCACATCTCGGTTCTTTTGTTAAAGTAACGAGAGTCTTGAGCTTTAGCATTATAAATAACTGGAGTCACCTCTAGATGAGGAAATAATGCCAACGAGTCTATTACTGATGAACCATACCCACCCGTATTATCGACGAAGATTCTTTCTATTCCTTCTTCCTGTTGCATAAAAGCAATCTTTCCGGCCATCTCTGGGCCATAAACATCGGAACTCATGGCCGTAATAGGGTAAGCTTTAAGCCCCCTACGCTTCGCCAAAGCACTCCTGTCAATACCACCACGAGCTACATCAACCCCTAGGCGGCATTGACTATTTGAAACCGTACGCTCTTCAATTTGACGGTTCATCGATTCATGAATTTCTGGGTCAGATAAAAGAGTATTCGACGCTTGAGCAGGATACCTACCAAATACGTTTACTTGCACCCAAGGATCGTCTTTACCATAGGTAAGTATTTGCTCCCTTGCCCAGGTAACGGATACTCTCGGCGCTCTCCTAGGATCGTCTGGATCTCCTGAGATATGATATATGCCCCACTTCTGTAATGTTCGCCCCACCGATGCTCTATATAGGACCCCTTGAGGTCTTTCAGGATTTGCCATCGCTAGAATCTTTGCACACTTAGTATCTGAATCACCCGTCGATAATGCCGCATCTGCTGTTGCAAAAATTGAATCTGGAATCATCCCTGCTTCGTCCAGTCCGAACATAACGTTATCTGCGTGAAGCCCTGCAAGTGCAGATGCCATTTGAGTTTCATCTGCTTGTTTTGGAAATGACCTTGCATCTATGAATGAATAACCTTCATGACCTTTAAGTGTTATTTTCTCCATACCTTCATTTGTTGATTTCACCATGAGCTCCGACATTGCCCGCAATCGAAGTAGCTCCGCCCATAAGTTTGATTTTAAATGCTCTTTAGTAATCGAGAGCACTGCGATTTTTGGCTGGTGGCGTGTCGCAAAGAAGTGAAGTAGTAGTGTGGCCTGAACAAAAGTTTTCCCAGGTCCCTTCGAGGCAATAACACCAATGCGCTGATTCGACACATAGAGGTCAACCACATCCTCTTGCCAAGCATCGAGGGTTATATCAAATGCATCCTTCATAAATATCTTAGGTCGATGCCGCCATAACTTAAGTACATGTGAAGGCTGCAACTCTAAAGGTTTGTGAATTATGTTTAATGTCATATTAAGTAGTCCATACCCTCAATCGGAGTGTAATGCGGTGTCTCGGCGCAGTCTGATTCCGAAGGGTTAAGCTCAATAACAGGCACCTGCTTCTTATCCTTAAGCAAATAGTATTCCGCCTCGATATCCTCGATCGTTCTACCGTCATCGATGTAGGATTTCTTAATAAGGTCCGTCACAGTTACCTGCGCAGTTATATCTATTTTGTCTATGAAATCAGCTTCAGATTTACCCAGCAACTCCGATGCCTTCAAACGAGTCGGCAAAGGAATGTTAGGCGACATCTTGATAGGGACATTATTAGAATCAACCTCTTCTTTTTGGTAACGGTCTTCATTCCTCATAATATCTGACCAAAGCTTCTGACGCTCCTCACGGGATGCGATCGTAGTCTTCAATGCATTGATATAGCGGGAACGCTCCCTAATCGCCTCGACAATCAGAGGCTCATTCATAAGCCCATTGCCCTTATAGGTGAGGTAATTGTCCGCGCCCGAATACCCCGCAATCCTCATAGCAGAAGGAAGATCCCCATCATACGCCTCCACAAACAACCTATGGGCCTTACTAAGCTTATTCATAATCGTGGATCGTTTTGTTATGTGTTGTAGGGGAGTAAATCTCGCCCCTTCGAATAATAAAATCCTTCGGCGCATCGATTCCTATAGTGCACTTGTTGGAAGCCTGGATCTTAGTCACCGTAATACGAATAACTTTATTGTCAGGGGTAGTTATGTAAATTTCTTCTTGGGGCCTTCGAGTAAATGCTAGCATCATGCCTCAGTGGTTTTAGGTGAAGTAGTTTAGTGTAGAGCAGTAAATCTCCATTTGACAAGGTAGTTATGACGTGCGGAGATATAACCGTGGTGGACTCCGATGGAATGGCAGTTCAAGCTCAGGACGAGCGCCACCACACCAATTATTTAGGTAATCACACCCTCGACTTTTATATCTTTATTTCGGTAATTCCTTTTGTGAGATTCTGCCCATTTATTACAATAAGCCTCTTAGGGGACTCTGCCCATTTATTACAATAAGCCTCTTGGAGAACTCCAAAAACTTTGTGGGATTCTGCCCAATTATTACAATAAGCCTCTCTGTGAACTTCAAAAACTTTGTGGGGGGGTGGGTATACCAGCCAACGCCGGCCGCCAAAAGGGGGACCCCACCCCCTCTGAGCACGAAGTCTTGTTGCTCATAGCCTTCACGCCCTGATAGCCTTCACGCCCTGATAGCCTTCACGCCCTGATAGCCTCATAGCCTCATAGCCTCATAGCCATGCCATGCCGTGCTCATAGGCTCATAGCCATCACGCCCTGATAGCCTGATAGCCTTCACGCCCTGATAGCCTCATAGCCATCACGCCCTTCACGTGCTCATAGCCTCATAGCCTCATAGCCATCACGCCCTTCACGCCCTGATAGCCTCATAGCCTCATAGCCATCACGCCCTCATAGCCTCATAGTCTCATAGCCATGCCGTGGTGTATGCCTTAAATCGTCACGCTTTGCCGCCTAGGTGCCACTTTCACCCCCATGCCGCTACCCTCATAGCCATCGACGGTATAAAGCTCACCTCGGAGAGTTTAGAGGCTTAGAGGCTTGGTGGCTGGTGGCTATGAGGCTTGGTGGCTGGTGGCTATGAGGCTTGGTGGCTGGTGGCTTGGTGGCTTGGTGGCACTGAGGTGCTGAGGTGCTGAGGGGCTTGGTGGCTTGGTGGCTTGGTGGCTTGGAGAGTTAACGCACCAAGGCGCAGTTATTCAAATATTAATAAGTAAATCTCTAAAATCGATAAATTCAATATGACCACTTTTTGTATAATTCGCTGAAACTTCATATTCAATATTGCTACTATTATCTAAATCGCGCTCGTTGATCTCACTTATCAACGCATCAATGCGCCACTCCTTTTTAAGAACAACATTCGCTCGATCAGTTAATATTTTTATATTGCTTTCGTTTAATTCTAGAACTTTCATTTTAATTCTTTAATTCTTGTATTAAGAGTCTCAAGCAAGCTTCTTTGCCGAATTTTCGAAAAGATTTTTCATTACTATCTCGACACAACCCCTCGTCGTAACCGCCGTTTTCAGTGATTTTTTTAGTTAACTTTCCTTTTTTTCCTTGATTTAAGCAAAGTTGCAAATAGTATGTTTCTTCGTAAAATTTAAATTCCATCCAGAAAAATCCGCTGTCAATCTCTTTTTTAATTATTTCTATTTCTAGTTTTATAAATGTATTTTTCATTTTAATTCCTTAAGTTTGAAGTGCCTATGCGTTACAATACTACAATAACTAAACACTGTCAATACTACAGTAACTTGCTGTGTTTAGTGGCTTTGAGGGCTATTTGCATTGAGCATGTTTTCGTCAATATTTGCATTGAGCTTGTCGGCTTTATTTTTGCTTGCGTGGCGCGTTGTGTTTTTCGCGTTTTTTGACTTTTGACCGCCGAATTTAACGAGAAAGGGGAGTAAATATTTCTTTTTTTATTCGACATTCGCTCACTAACAAACATGGTATGTACTATTTGTAGCAATCCGGTAACTTTACTTCGAATCAATTGCACTTTCTATTATACCTATCTATTACTCTATATATACTTAATAATAATAGTAATAATAAGAGGTTATAGGATAGAAGTATAATAAAGAACAGCTCAATAAAAAAGAAGCCACTAACTATGCGTATTTACTACCAAATATTCGCCGACGAGCGAATACTCAACACACCAGTCTTATACTCAAGCATGTGTATTCGTTGATGTGTTTTCTAAGCGTATTCGCCCAACAGTTTCGACATATTCAGTACTTGCAAAGGAAATGGGCGAATGAAAAACGTGTTGGGTATTCGCTCGTGGGCGAATAAATAACGCTAGGTGCCACAAAAAACGCCCATTTATTGACATAGCTGCTGTGAGTCACTAAACCCTTTGACAAGCTCATAATCAAATGATACATGAGCATAATGAAGAGTAAAAACAGTTCGGTATCAAGACGTATCTTAAGTGCAATATATCGATTCGCAGGACTATCTCTCGAGCAGTTCGAATCCAAGTACGGCAAAATTAAGGTTGGTGAAGCAGAGAAAGAAAGAGTACAGAAAATCGGTTACAGGGTTTATCAATGTCCACGAGTTGCGCAATCTAAAGAAAGAAGACAATCAGTCTTTGTCTCAATCGCTATGAGTTCACTCACCTTTGATGAGTATGAAAGTCTCACTAAAATATGCTTCCCCCCGATTTATCACATTAAAAAGTCGAGGGTGTACGATTTATACTCGGGGTCGGTTCACATGACAATTCTCGAAGCAAGAATTCTTGCAATGACTTCAAAGCTTAACTATGAAACTTTCACAGTTTTGGATGTGCCAAGACATAAGAACAATGCAATGGCCAGGCTTCCCAATTTTCGCGGGCATTGGCAGTACACAATACCGAGAGGGCGAGGGAATAGAAGCATTGCGTATGGTGATAATGCCCGACTTTATAATAGCGTAAAGGATAAGAGCTTATTCGAGATAATACACCTAGGGATGCTTATATCTATGCCGCCCACTATTAATCCAGCCCTTGCATTACTACCCACGACCATGCCTATGATTGAGCTTTCCGAATCTGAGCTACTCCAGCGTCGACTAGCGTTTTGGGAAGCACGTAAAGAGCTTATATCGCTCTTTGAAGCAACAATCAGGCAGCGCACGGATATAATCGTCGTCGATGATGATATGTATGATGATTTAGACTTCGACGCTTTAGACTTTTATGATCTTGGCGGCATTGACCCCGGTGATATTGATTCTCTAGTATAACATCGAAGTTGTATTAATTTCAAAACGGCATTGACACCACAAGACGACTAAAGTATAACGCCTCTAGATTTTTAAACTTTGAGGGGAACTAAATCATGAAAAAAGAAGAATTAAAACTAATACTAGATAACCACGCACTTTGGGTGTCAAACAATTCGAAGGGCATGAAAGCTGATTTAACTCATGCTGATTTAACTCAAGCTGATTTATCAAATGCTAATTTAAGTCGCGCTGATTTATCAAATGCTAATTTATATAATGCTGATTTATCAAATGCTAATTTATATAATGCTGATTTATCAAATGCTAATTTACGTCATGCTGATTTATCAAATGCTGATTTATCAAATGCTGATTTATCAAATGCTAATTTAACTCATGCTAATTTACGTCATGCTGATTTATCAAATGCTAATTTACGTCATGCTGATTTATCAAATGCTGATTTAACTCATGCTAATTTACGTCATGCTGATTTAACTCATGCTAATTTACGTCATGCTGATTTATCAAATGCTGATTTACGTGATGCTGATTTATCAAATGCTGATTTATCAAATGCTGATTTAACTCATGCTAATTTAAGTCGCGCTGATTTATCAAAAGCTGATTTATCAAATGCTGATTTATATGAAGCTGATTTCACTTCGACGCTCTTGAGACTAAGTAACTTACGATTTGCGAATAACTTACTTACAATAAAAAGTTTACCGGCCGCAAAAAGAGAGTTGTTTGAAAAGCTTGGCGCATTTAAAAATGAAGCTCAAGGACTATATAAAGCAGCTGTTGGCGGAAAGATCGACGGTTCAGCATATGAGGGCGACTGTGCTTGTTTTGTTGGCACTATTGCAAACTTGTTGGATCAAAATTACAAAGAGCTAGAAAACTTGAAACATGATGATGAGTCACTCATTGAGCGTCTTTTTTCAGCTGTTACTACGGGCGATACACCAACGAATAACCCAATATCGAAGATTGTACAAGATTGGTTGATTGAATTTATGGGCATATACGACATCGAAGTTCCAACTTTAAATTGGAGTAAATAGCCATGACTAAAGAAGAATTAAAAAAGATCTTGGATAGCCATAAGCTCTGGCTATCCGACGGCATGAAGGGCAAGAAAGCTGATTTATCATATGCTAATTTACATAATGCTGATTTACATAATGCTAATTTACGTGATGCTGATTTACATAATGCTAATTTACGTGATGCTGATTTAAGTCGAGCTAATTTACACTTCGCTAATTTACGCTACGCTGATTTAAGTTTCGCTGATTTACGTTTCGCTGATTTACGTTTAGCTGATTTACATAATGCTAATTTACGTGATGCTGATTTAAGTCGAGCTAATTTACGCTACGCTAATTTACGTCATGCTGATTTATCAAATGCTGATTTAACTCATGCTGATTTAACTCATGCTGATTTATCAAATGCTAATTTACGTCATGCTGATTTATCAAATGCTAATTTACGTGAATCTGATTTACGTGCCACGAATTTACTTCACGTTAATTTACATGAAGTTAAAAGGTCACTAGATGATACGGAAATGAATGAAGGTAGGAACTAAGTCATGAAAAAAGAAGAATTAAAAAAGATCTTGGATAGCCATAAGCTCTGGCTATCCGACGGCATGAAGGGCAAGAAAGCTGATTTATCATATGCTAATTTGAGTAACGCTGATTTGAGTAACGCTGATTTGAGTCATGTTAATTTATATGAAGCTAATTTACGTGAAGCTAATTTACGTGATGCTAATTTATATGATGCTGATTTACGTGAAGCTGATTTACGTTACGCTGATTTACGTTACGCGGATTTATCATACGCTGATTTACGTGAAGCTGATTTACGTCACGCTAATTTACGTTACGCTGATTTATCATACGCTAATTTAACTTACGCTGATTTACGTGAATCTGATTTACGTGCCACGAATTTACTTCACGCTAATTTACATGAAGTTAAAAGGTCACTAGATGATACGGAAACGAATGAAGGTAGGAACTAATGAAAATTGAAAATGAAATTAAGAAGATTGAAAACAAACTTAAAGCTATTAAAGATGCTGTGTCATTAGAAGCATACTCAATTGCGCCCTTCATCGAAGGTATTGAGGAAAACTTAGGTAGCATAATCGAATTGTTTGAGTCTAAAGAAGATGAAATTGAAGAGTTACAAAGTGAAGTCAAAGAGCTTGAATGTCATATTGAAGAAGTAAGTGATGAGGCAGAAGAAGTTTTCCAATTGCTTAAATCGTTATGTAATTCGTACATGCTTTCTAATTCACAGTACATGCAAGATGAGATTTTAAACCTACTCGAATATAACTTTGGTTTAAAGTTAATTGTAGCACCAGCACATAACCCATAAATAATAAACAATAAACGCATAAATTTATATGCGCTACTTAGGAGAGATATATGGCCTTAGAAACAATGAAAAATGTTACACAAATTAATGGCGAAAAAATTGTTTGTATGGATGACTTAAGAATACAATTTCCCGAGAAATTTAATGAATTGGGTTCTATGGACTATAAGTGGTTTGAAAAAGAAATTAGGCCACATAACTTTATTTATGTCCGCCATGATGTTAATTCCCTTTCATTTACAATCCAAAACGGGCCTATAAAAGAAGTTGGGAAGAACGGTTGTCAAGTTGAAGATGTCATAGCGGTAGCTAAACACATTATAGAGCAGTTAAATGAAAAGTTTCCATGCAGAGAAAACTCAATGATTATTACAAAGCTTGATGAGGCCGTAATGTGGTCAAAGAAAAGGACACTAGATAGACAAAATAGGTCTTTTGAAGGATTAATTACGAACTAGAAACAATAAACAATAAACAATAAACAATTAGCGCATAAATTTATATGCGCTAATTAGGAGAGATATATGATTTTAGAAACCCTTACTTATGGACAAATTAAAGAAATTCAAAAGCTATTCAAGCAAGAATCTTCGGTGAAAGAAACACCTTTTGAAATTGGGAAAAACTATTTGATTCGTACTGTGACAATGACACATTCGGGGAAAGTAAAAGCTATCATCGGAGACTTCCTAGTCCTCACAAGTGCCGCTTGGATTGCGGATACTGGTAGGTTTTCAGAAGCACTTGTTGACCAAAATAAATTCAATGAGGTTGAACCTTTTCTAAACGAAGTATTTGTAAATATCACTACGATTATCGACGCCACACAAATTGAGAAGCTTATCACATCGATGAAGTAGTAATTTATGATTGCAATAATTAAAGCTGGGTTTGCTAATTCACGGTCACGGTCATGTTCAGGGTCATGTTCACATTCATGGTCACGTTCACGTTCACGTTCACGAAGCAGATATTTATGATTGCAATAATTAAA